GGTGGCGTGACTCGCACAACCACACGCAAACACACCGCACTTTTTACGGCTGCCCCAATACATTTAAATCAGAGCTGTGTTGCTACCACCTCAGCAGACGTCGGTACGTCGCCTAGCTCTTCAACGCGCAGTGCAGTGCGCGCCTACTGAACCATAAGGTCAGGCCTTCGGGGTCTGACTCCCTACGGACCGTCCGAGTTCGCGGTAATTTGCGATATCCCGTGCGCGGGTACCTCGAACGGCCACAATGACACCCAATACCGATGATGGTGCCCACGGCCTTCTGATCCCACTCCTCGGCAAGCAGAGTGGTGGAATCCCTGAAAAGCACAAAGTGCTACTATGAATTACCAAAACTTGGTTGCTGAATTAAGGGCCTAAGCCCAATCCCTAGCGGCGGGCAACCTTAAAGTTGGCTGGGTCCCAAAGCTCGATTGGGACCAGCCGCTTCGCCTCTGACGGTCTCCAGCTGCTTCCAAAATGGCAAGTCAGCAAATTGACCTCCTGTTCATGACTGAGCTTGCATGAAAACTGTACCAACTCACGCATCTCGTCTGTCATCGGCAAAGCGCCATCCGCCGCTTCGTGGAGTCTAGCCTCCACTGATTCCGCTGGGGCGATGCCTAAAGCAACCGCCGCTTCATCCCCGACTGAGCAATCACCTCCAACCCTACAATGAGCTAATCCCAATGCGGCAAAGTACCGTCTGAATGGCCCACAATCCGTAAAATTCTCAGCACGAGCGAGCATGGCCGCTGCGCCTATGGCGTGCAGCCTCTCTGGGTGTGACTTAGCCTCAGCGGATGTGGTCCATGACGATGATGCTATGTTCCTAGCTAGTTCGGGTACAAATGTCTGGGTCGGTCCGAGCTCGTCACACAAAAAATCAAAGCCCGTAAATGTCATCTTACGACCTCCGAACACTAACTTCATCCTAAATCCCAAACTAGTCCATGCATCCTCAATGTGCTTCTGCCGCTCCGGGGTGATGGGTTCTGTGGTCGTCAAAGCTGAATCATCACCTTCGAATGCGTACTTCAGCTCGTACTTCCTACCATCAAACGACGACTTGTAGCTGACTCTAAGCTCGCCGTTCTGCACTTTGACGACCATGTCATCTGGGTGTTCGCACATCACGCACATCCAACCTACAAAGTTGATGAGCCAATTAAATGCACTAGTACCCCTATGACCTGACTGCCTAATTGAATCAATCACAACCCTCACGGGGTTGCGTTGCTTCTTCTCATCCAGCTTAGCCTTGCCAGTCAGTTTCTCGCCCTTCATGTCCGCCATGCACTGCTGAAGCCACCCAAATGGTACTTCAGCATCCTCTCCGAGCACCTGGATGATGTGCTCGATGATGCGGTTCTCCGTAATGTTCCGTATGGGCAAGTTACAGCAAGCATCCCAAGCCGATCCATCTCCTTCTATGATTGTTGGCTTGGATCGTTCCCTGAAGCGCAGTCGTTTAGCTACTCTGGCCATGGCTGCATGCTTCGGGACTCCTTTGATGCTAGCCTCCTTGAAGTGTTTGAAAAGCAAACTTTCAAAACACTTAACTGGCAAAAGCATGGCAATCTGTCCCTCGTCACCCGATGTGATGATTGGCCTTGGGGCTTTCTCCTTAGCGGGCAATGCCTCGTTCTGTTTGATCATGAATTCGTGAGCTATGCCCTTCCCTTGGATGCTATCACTAAGCAAATGGTTGAAAGCCTGCTTGAAGCGTGCACCTGACCACTTCTTCGATGCCATCTCACTGAATTCCGGATTGTTCTCTCGCCATTCCACAATGTTCTTCCTGTTAAACACGTGGGCAATCAGCCTCGTGACCACTTTGTGGATCTTGGCTTCGAGTTGCTTATCCGGCTTGTATGGTAATGGTTGCACTCTCTTGGCCAATCCGCACTTCAAGTTTCCCAGTGCTGACTGGAAAACCTCGGTTGGGATTAAATCTGGTCCGATCTGGCGGGCCATCACCTTCTCTTTCGGTGGACCGTACAGTTCTGTCAACTGCTTCCCGTGCTTGACACGTGTCTCGATTCCGTACTCGTTACCTTGGAGCAGTGACCCCGTCATCTCGCCATTCTGCAAATCTGGGTTCCCAGCTGCATCTTGATGGTCGATCAGTGACGGGTGATCCACCGTTTTGGGGCTGGAGCCAGCACTACTCGCTGGTCCTGGGGGTGGTTTTTCCGTCGCACTTGTTTTCGCAGCCGTCGACGCGTCCTGCGAGTTCTCACCCCTTGTGATTGCTTGAGCGGGCCTTACGGGGTTGGCCGCGGAGTACCGCCTTGTTACTCCGGTCTGTCCACTCATGTATCCACCCATGGCAGCTGGTGCCCACACACACAGCGCCTGCTTTGTCTCCTCGTCTTCTTCGATCATGGACAAATGGTGAATGAACGTAC